TGGAGGGAGCGCCAGGAGTGGCAATTGAGCCGGCAATAGATCCAAGGTTCACCGTGCCTTCCGTGTTGATAATGACTTCAACAATGAGGGCCGTCTTAGAGGCGGATGACCCCTTGACGATACCCGTGACAGTGTTGTAACTGAAGTCGGTACCAACTGCTTTGTACTCTTTCCACTCGACTCCCATGGGTTTGAGCACGACGTGAGCGTCGAGACCAGACATGGAATAAGTTTCAACAGCTTGCCATAAACCTCCGTCAATGTTGGTACCATTGGGGATGTTTTCTGGCGACGTAACGAGGCGACAATAACCGCTTTGATCTGTGGGAGCCAAAACGGAGTACACGCGTACACCGAAGCTCACCACACGGAACTCGTTAAAGGTGGCGTTATATTCTGCATGGTTTGCAGTTTGATAACTGGTGCCCCACGTAGTAACGGTTGTTCCTGTAATAGCGGTTGCCTTCTTAAAGACAGAAGCCAAATTGGGCTGGACCGAAAACGCGGCATCGCCGTTCGCATCGGTAGCCACCTCGAACGTACTAACCATAGTACAAGCGATAGAAGGCGAACTATCATCATCCGGAATCTTTGAACCACGAGCGGCAGGACAGAAGGGGTTCGTCATCGCACATACAGACTCCATGTGTTTACCCATGTTGCCTGAATATGGAAAGATACCTCCACCCATGTCCTTCGTCGGGACCGAATACCTTAGGTTCGCAGATTTCTTGCCGTTGCCCTTGCGGGTACGGCGTCGTGTCGGATTAGATTTAGCCATTTTGCGGGAGTGAAAGTAGTCGAATTGTAAAGCTTGTCTCTAACTAATATCAATTTGACCGAGCCGCGTCCGCCGGCCCTGCACCTTCACACCGCGATTTCGCCTTTTCGAGTATCCAATCCAAATCGTCATTATGGCGAAGCTCGTGCAACAACCCCCTGAGTTGATCCATGTTAGGAGTCTTCAGGGAGAAGTAATTTGCAACGGCCTTGCGCCACGAAGTGAGCGGAGCTGCACTAGGGTCTCTTCCCGAGTATCTGTGTGAACAGAACTCGAAGACACCCGGCGGGTGGACGTCGGTTCTAACAGTAAAACCTAAGTCTTCGTACGATTGTACGATATCAACACCGGGAGGGAAGACCTCTAGGCAGTCGTCACCGGCCGCCTTGGCACGCACCGACCCAGCCAGGCTCGAAGCATCTAGCCGGGAGAGTGTGTTGTAAGTCGTCGTAAGGTAGGAGCCCGAAAGCATACCACCTGGCGAGTTACGCGTGACCAAGACATAGGCCTGACCATCTGGGAGGGCGAAGAGAGGCGAGGTCATGAGCTGGGCATGAGCCCTTACTGCACGAGTCCAATGTGGGCATGCGTTAACGCACGACCGAATCACTGATTCGGCCGCCTCAACCACATAGGACCGGCCTAAAGACCGGTCCCAACCACTGACGTCAGTCGAAATGACTTCCGGCATGGTCCGGACAACCTCGTTGTAAAACTCTTCATTCATCGAATCGGAGAAACCAATCCCGACAACAGCATCAGAGTGAGGGTACTGTGACTTGATAACAGCGATCGGCGTGGAAAATATCACACGCTCGACTAGCTGATCAACAAGGGAGCAACCCTGGACGATGCGCCACGCACCGCTGGACACCTTCCTAGGAGGATGGAGTTCTGACTTGATAAAGGGCAAGGCTGGGTCGCGAAAACCAGCCTGAACTGCCTCGAGTGGAGTAATCTCAACGCTCTCAGTATCAAACAAAGCTCGCAGTCTCCACGCTGTAGCGGCAACAATTTCTTCCCCGAATCGTTCGAGGGCGATTTTGT